ATAGTAGCCTGATGATTTGAGCTATGTCTAACATCATTCTTTCTTAGATGTTCCTGTAAATTATACAAATCAATGAAAGTCTTTTTAGCTTCTTTAACTCCTATGTAAGCATTGTAGATCTTATTGAATGTATTACGATATAAAGCCCAAGAAGAATAATTAGCTGAATGGGTTCTTTCATAATGATTTACACTTGTTCTATCTCTTTTTAATACTTTACCAATAATATCTCTGTGAGTCTTATCTTCCATTCTAGCTATTACACTAACAACAGCTCTTGGTACTTGTATTTCTGTCTTGCGACTTTTTAAAGCCAAAGAGCCCTTACGCATACCTAACAAAGATGTTGCTAGGTTGCATAAGTTTTTAAAATTATCTTCTCCCTTCATATTAAAAAGGCATATCAACTTCACCATTTAACTTTGCAGGTGGTTGCTCATTAGTCTTTTGTGCTATCATATACCCATCAATAGAATGATAGTATTTACCATTAAATTCTCTTGAATAAACATTTACACTTACATCTACTCTTGCTCCTTCATTTAAATCTCTTAGCTGTTTGATCTTATCCCCAAAGAAACCTATTACTATTTCTTTGTTATAATCTCCATCCTGTTCTACAAGTATTGATTGTCTTTTCCATTCTTTACCTGCCTTAGATATTCCACTTTCAATATCTAGTTTCTTAATTAGCTTACCGTTAATTGTCATCTTTTATTATTATTTTAGTTATTACTCTTTTTAAAATCTTCTGCTTCATCTTCTCCAAATACTCCAAGTTCATAAAAACCTGTAAGCTTTAATACAGCTCTTGACATTGCTCTTTTCTCAGCCATCTCCATAACATACCAACTATTAGTTGTACCGCTTTTAAAATCTCCCTTTAAAGCTGAACCAAATGTTTGTATTATTGCTTCTCCTTTATATGCCTGTGCTTTTACTACACAAAAATCCTTTTCACATTTTATTACTTCATAATTAATAAGGATGTTTTCTAAAGCTGCAATCTTTTCAATACCGCTTCTTGTGATAATAACATAATGCTGATGCTTAAAGATGTCATCTTTCTCTAAGCCATAATGTAAATACTTTTCTTTTATCTTTTCTGTTTTCATATATTCTACCTATATTTATCGGCTAGGGTTTTTGCCTGTTAATAATCTTGTTAAAAGTAATAAATTTATTTGAATTAAAAGCATTGTATTATAAAACTTTCAACTCCAAATTCTATTACTTGGGTGTAATCCATAATAGCGTCCTTGTCAGGATAATCTTCTGCGCCATAATCTAAATGAAACTCTGCTATATTATCGTATTCAGAATATTCACAACATAATGCAATAGGGTCAAACTCTATTTGTTCTCCTGTGCTATCCTCATATTCTTCTAAGTATTCAAATAAAGCATTTAATCCTGCTCTACTAAAATTGTTTGGTCTGTGTTCTTCAAACCATCTACTGAACTCATAAAAATTTACTGTTTTCTTCATTTCTCTTGTATGTATTTAATTGTTTGTTCTTTAATATATTCTATTTGATCTTTATCTATCCACTCTAAAAAGTTATAAGCGTCAAAACAGACCTGAAAGTCTTTACCATACTCATCTACTCCTGCTAAATATACATCATTTTCGTAAACGTGGAATGTATTAATATTATTCATTCTTTTGTGTATCAGCTCAGGTTCTGCTTGTTGCTCTTTCCATTTTTTAAAGTCATCATCTCCTGAGTGTACTTCTTCAAGCTCAGACATTTCCATTAGTTGTTCTGCTAAAAATTGTTTTTCGTTGTCTTTTTTTGTTGGTTCTTCTAAAGGTATTGGTGTCATATTAAATTTATTATTAAAGGTTGTTTGTTATTATTCTTATAGTGTATTCTCCAACTTGGTTTCAGTTCTCTATCCCAACTATCTTGTTGTTGCCAACCATATTTCTCAATCATCTCACAAAACTTATTATAACATTGTAATTCAGTTCCTATAACTACAACTGAACGTCTGTTATAAGATAAGTCATTGTTAGGATAACCATCTATGCTTGATACTATTGCAGGTATAAATTGAGGTTTCAATAGCCATTCTTCAGCTACTACTTTGGTATCGTCTAAGAGTTCTCCTGTTATCCAAGAAACTTTAGGTTTACTGTAATCTACATAATCATAAGTAGAATATTCTAGGTACTCTGCGTCTTGTATTGTCATCTTAGCAGTATGTTTGAATGTAGATTATTGTAGCTAATATTGAAGCTCCTATTAAACATAAGTGAGCCAATACATCTAACATCTTATCCTTTCTTCTTGCCTTTGATCTTGTCAGATTAAGAATATCATATTTATATTCTCCATCTTTGTAAAAAGAATTATTTTGTTTTAAGACATCATAGTCTTGATTAACACCATTGATGTTTCCAAAGAATATTTCACGTTCTTTATCATTTAGGAAGTAAGTAGCTCCTGTGTTCCTATTCACAATTTTAAAGTTTTTCATTTTCTTTTCTTATTGATTAATAATGGTACAAACATATAACAAATATTTGAATTAACAACCTTTTTAACAGAATTATTACCAAAGTTATTAACAATTTAAGTGTTAATAGTGTTTTTACTAGATAAGCAACTTTAGGTGCTGTCTAGTATATTACCATTAAAAAGTTGTGAAAGTGCCTTAGAACGCAAAGGGTAGTGTCTATAAAGGCATTAAAAGGTTGACAGGAAGTGTGCCATTGTTTAAGACTACTGCACAGCCAACAGCAGGACGCTTACCATATTTAGCGTAAGCCATAGCATAAGCTTTATGATTTATTCCTGAACCGCATTGAGTTCCAAATACCCTGAAGTTCTTTCCTACATAATGTTCGGTATAACATTGAGTGTGTAAATGCCCTTGGACGGTGTTCATCATATCAGCACGACACTTAGTCCTTGCCGTACCCCCTTCTCCGTGTATATACTGTACTCCATCAGTTTCGTATCGTTCTACAAAATTCCAATCAGGAACTTCTAAAACTTCTTTATAAGACTTAATCCATTTAGAAGGAATTGCTGAGGTTTGAGCTTTACGCATTATGATTCTATCGTGGTTTCCTATAATTACAGTTGCCATAGGGAAGGCATTACGCCATCTTGCTATTCTCTTGATAGCTAATTCTAACTCATCTAAGCCACCCATTCCGTCTGCTGAGGTTTCGTGGTATGAGGAATAATGGTTGTCGATTACATCACCGATAAACACTACTTCAGTACAATTATAAGTATAATATTGATCTATACACCAATCAAGATAACCGTCTAAACAAAAAGGTTCGTGCAAGTCACCGATAACTAAGACATTCCTAGTTTCTTGTTCTCGCAATTTTTGTAAAGCGATTATCTCGTGAGGTTTAAGTCTGTATCTGTTACTTACTTTCTTTTCCAAAGTCTGCAAATGATTGTCCACCAAGCATTGCTAGTAAGCTCCACCAAATCTTTGAAACAGCATCTTCGTCAGCTCCTAAAAGATTTGCGATTATAGGAACAACAATAGATGAAATTCCTAGCCATACCTTCTTAGATGTAAGAAGTTTTGTGATAATGTAATTCTTCATTTTATTTATTTTTGATTATTAAATTAATGTTTTCACCGCCTAAATTAAGTATTTCTTTGATTATTAAGTCCATAGCCAAGCGTGAGTTTTCAACAACGTCTTGTTCACGACCATTGCCAACCAATATACAACCTTTCGTTTGTGATGGATAATTTCCGATATGTACGAGAATCCATTTTCTATCAGGAACATCTTGAATTAATAGGTGTAAATAATCTCTTGTTGCTGATTCTCTTGCAGTTCTTAATCTTACTTTATACCTCCCCGCAGGAATACAAGATATACTTCTTTCATTATTAATATAAGGTAATTCTAATGTGTCACAAAATCTCTCTCCGTTAATATATAAAGTACCGATTGTACTTTTCTCAGTAAATGTATCTCTTATGATTAAAAGATTAACGCCCTTGACCTCTGTATGTTTGCTTGTAAGCATTTTGTCCTTTTGAAGCGTTTTTAGAATGAACTCCTTTACGTT